CGAACTCGACAACATCGACCTGTACGCCCGTGCCCTGGTGACCACAACCAAACGTGGCGCCGTGGACCAGTTCATCGCCGACGCGCTCGCAGACGGCGTGATCGATGCACTGGAGGTAGAGGCCATCCTGGCGGCGCACCGCAAGCACATCGCGGCGCGTCACGAGGAAGTCCAGGCGGTGCTTCTGCTTCACACCAAGCGGCAACAAGGAGAGCAACAGTGACTACCAACCTCATCCCGGTGTTACAGGGCGAGATCGAAGGGCGAACGCAGCAGCTGTGCGATGCGCGCGACCTTCATCAATTCATGCAGGTCGGGCGCGATTTCAGCACCTGGATCAAGGACCGAATCGAGCAGTACGGCTTCGTTGAAGGCGAGGACTTTTCCCCCGTTCTGGGGAAAAGTACCGGTGGAAGACCCACCAACGAGTACCACCTCACCCTCGATATGGCGAAGGAATTGGCCATGGTCGAGAACAACGACCAGGGTCGCCAAGTGCGCCGCTACTTCATCGCGATGGAGCGCCAAGCGCGGGAAAGCCGAGGGGCTTCTTACCTCAGCATGAACCACCAGTTGGCCATGCACCGGCAGATCCCGAAGCTGATCGCCCAGCTCAAGGCGGAAACGGTGCCAGCCATCCGCGCCACGCTGTATGCGCAGCTCACCCAGCACTGCCATCAGCTCGCCATTCCGGCTCCGGCAATGGACTGTGTGGGGCGTAGTGTGCAGCCGCCGCCAGGCCTGTTCGACGACAAGGTGTAAACAGCCGCAATACAGCTCCATGTCCACCGGCGGTGGGCTGGAGTCTGGCAAACAGTAGTAGGCGCCTCGGCGTCGATCTTTACCGGCATTGGCCGGGCCGGCTTTACGGCAACAGGGGAGGGGAACCAGTGAGCGTAGCCAACAACGGCGGATACAAATGCCTATGCCCGGCCTGTGGCCAGCGCATGCGCATCCGCAACAGCGAGGCGCAAACGCCGACGTTCAAAACGATGTACGCACAGTGCATGAACATGGCCTGCGGCGCGACCTACACCGGGTCGCTAACGTGGGACCACGAGCTGAGCCCATCCGGCCTAGACCGGCCGCGGGTGCGGCTACCGCTGGCCCCGTCAGTCGCACGTATGCAGGCCCTGCGCGACAGCAAACCGAAAACAGACCAGCTCGACATGCTCGACCACATGGAACCGGAGGTAGCAACCGCATGAACGTCACCACCATCAACGATGCCCACGAATACCGCACCGCCATGCAGCGCGCCGCGCTGACCTTTCTGCAGCGCCATCAGGGCGAGCACCTGACCGACGATGGCCACCTGTTCGAGCGTGCCGTTGGCTACCTGGTCAACTCGCTGGAGGTTCCTGCGTTTATGGCTGACCGCCTGGTGCACCTCGCGATGGGCGAACTGGAATGCCTCAAGCGCCCGGTGATCGGCATCGACTACGGCACGTCGGACGTGACCCGCGTTGCCCTGGTGAATTTTTTTTCGGGTGAGGCGGTATTAATCCCCCTGCGTCACCTGCCGGCGCGTCTGCAGCCGCCCGCGGCGCCGCTGGCTGCAGCAGCCACGCACTGATCACCCCCTGAATTGACCCAAGCCCATGCCCGCCTTTGCGCGGGTAGGGGAAAGTTGCGCCCGAACGGTGGCCCCATGAGTACAGACGTTTCCATCCATATCCAGCTGAAGCCCGCCCAGGCCGATGCCTACCTGCGCTGGCTGACCAGCCAGTACGAGCAGCTGATGGCAGCCTGCTGGTACGACGATCGTTATCGCTACACCCCGCAGGGGCTGCGAGGCCCGAAGATCCTCCGCGACCACCCGCACATCGCCGGCCTCAACCGCACCATGCGCGAGCTGGTGAAGGCCCGCCAAGGAGCTAAGGCATGAGCACTCATCCGATGCCCGCCTGCGAGGCGCTTGCGGCCGACCCGGCGCGTTACATGTTTAAGCAGCAGCTGGCTGAGCTGGTCGAGGCAGGGGACTACGACGAGAAATTTCGCATGATCTGCCGCCTGGGCGGCTATCTCAGCGCTCTGCTGGAGACCGACGTGATCACCTGCGAAGAGCACAAGGCGCTACGGGAAGAGATGCACGAATTCGTATGGGGGGCGGCCCAATGAAAGACATGGACCGCCACATCCGCGAAGAGGTGCTACGCCGTTTCGAGGGCGACTTCGGCCTCAAGCGCCGCGCCGGTACCGACTACATGCGCGGCGGCACCTGCCCGAGCTGCGGCAAGAAAGAGCTGTATTCGCGCTACGACCAGCCCTGGTTCATCAAGTGCGGCCGGGAGAGCAAGTGCGGCGAGCAGTGGCACGTGAAGGAGCTGTTCGACGACCTGTTCGACGACTGGAGCAAGCGCGCACCGAGCACCGAGCAGGCGCCGGCTGCCAGCGCCGATGCCTACCTGCAGTTCGCCCGTGGCTTCGACCTGGGCATGATCCGCGGCTGGTACAGCCAGGAGAACTACTGGAGCCGCGAACTCGCCCAGGGCAGCGCCACGGTGCGCTTCACCCTGGAGAAAGGCGGCTACTGGGAGCGGCTGATCGACCGCCCGCACCGCTTCGGCAAGCAGAAGGCACGCTTCGCCCCCGGCCAGAGCATGAAAGGCTACTGGTGGTGCCCCCCGAGCGTGAACCTGCTCGAGGTCGACGAGCTGTGGATCGTAGAGGGTATCTTCGACGCCATCGCGCTGCTGCACCACGAAATCGACGCCGTGTCGGCCATGAGCAGCAACGCCTTCCCGGCCGAGTCACTCAAGGCGCTGGTCAAGGCCCGCGCTGAGGCCGGACGCAAGCTGCCGCGCCTGGTCTGGGCGCTGGACAACGAGCCGGGCGCGCATCGCTATACCCGCCGCTGGGCAAAGATGGCCCGCGAGCTGGGCTTTACCTGCGAGGCCGCGCAGATCCCGCAGCGCGACCGCAAAGTGGACTGGAACGACCTCCACCAGCGTTGGGCCTTTATCGAGGGCGACGACAAGCGCGAGGAGCAGATCGAGCGCGACCTGCGCGAGGCGCGTTATCACGGCAGCCTGCTGCTGGCCGAAAGTGCGGCGGAGAAGGGCGCGCTGATGTACGAATGGCGCGAGCGCCACGAATTCCACTTCGCGTTCGAGAACCGCCTGTACTGGTTCAAGATGGACTTGGAGAAGTTCAACAAGGCCATGCAGCACCTGGAGGAATCCGAGCGCCAGGAAGATCAGCTGCTGAACGACCGCCAGCGCCGCGACAAGGCCCTGCGCCAGTGCGGCGCTGTGGTGGAAATCGCCAACTGCTACCCGCAGGCGCTGTACTTCCAGCGCAACGAGGTGACGGACGAGTCCTGGTACTACTTCCGCGTGGACTTCCCCCATGACGAGCCAACGGTGCGCAACACCTTCACCGGCGGCCAGGTGGCGGCGGCCAGCGAGTTCAAGAAGCGCCTGCTGGGCATGGCGGCCGGCGCGGTGTTCACCGGTACCGGCGCACAGCTGGATCGCATCATGCGCGACCAGCTCTACGGCCTGAAAACCGTCAAGACCATCGACTACATCGGCTACAGCAAGGAGCACAGCTGCTACGTGTTCGGCGATCTGGCCGTGCGCGGTGGCGTGCTCGAGCAGGCCAACAAGGAGGACTATTTCGAGTTCAAGCAGCTGCGCTTGAAGACGCTGCAGAAGTCGATCCGCCTGGAGATCGCCCGTACCGACGAGGGCTACCGCGCCGAGTGGCTCGACTGGCTGTGGACCTGTTTCGGCACCCAGGGCATCGTCGCGCTGGCGTTCTGGTTCGGCTCGCTGTTCGCTGAGCAGATCCGCGACGAGTACCAGAGCTTTCCCTTCCTGGAAGTGACGGGCGAGGCCGGCGCGGGCAAGTCGACGCTGCTGATGTTCCTCTGGAAGCTGTTCGGCCGCCCGGACGAGGAGGGCAAGGACCCTTCGAAAATGTCCAAGGCCGGCCTGCGCCGCTGGATGGGGCAGGTATCCGGCATGCCGCTGGTACTGCTCGAGGCCGACCGCAGCGACAACGACCGCGGCGCCGCCAAGGCATACGACTGGGACGAGCTGAAACCGCTGTTCAACGGCGGCACCCTGGGCGTGACCGGCGTGAAGACCGCCGGCAACGAAACCTACGAGCCGCCGTTCCGCGGCACCATCGTGATCAGCCAGAACGCCACGGTGATGGCCAGCGAGGCGATCCTCACCCGTATCGTCAAGTTGCACTTCGTGCGCCCCGAGGTCACCGCCGCCAGCCGTGCCGCAGCGGACAACCTCAACCACCTCAGCGCGATGGACGTCAGCCACTTCCTGCTGATGGCCGCCCGCGCCGAGGGCAAGGTGCTGGAAACCTTCCGCACCCAGGTGAAGGTGCACGAGCAGGCCCTGCGCGAGCTGAAAGAGATTCGCATCGAGCGAATCATCAAAAACCACGCGCAGCTGCTCGCCCTGGTCGACTGCCTCAAGCTGATCATCCCGCTCACCGATCGGCAGCACGCCGGCGCCCAGCGCGAGCTGGTGGCCATGGCGCTGGCTCGCCAGACGGCCGTCAACGCCGACCCGGCCGAGGTGGCGGAGTTCTGGGAGGCCTTCGACTACCTGCAGGGCCTGAGCGAGGACCCGGTGGTCGACCACTCGAAGAAGCCGGACGTGATCGCCGTGAACCTCAACGAGTTCTGCGAGCGCGCCGCCGAGCACCGCCAGAAGATCGCCGACATCGGCACGCTGCGCAACCTGCTGCCCAACAGCCGTTCCCGCAAATACCTCACCCACAACAAGGGCGTGGACAGCGCCGTGCGCGCGGCCTTCAACCGCCGTAACCAATGCAGCCAGCGTGGCACGACCGTGAAGTGCTGGCTGTTCCAGAACCCCGACCCGACCGGGCGCGGCAACGCCTGATCGGTCGAGCAGCACCCCAACCCAAGGAGAAGCACCATGCAAGACCAACCAAAAAACGACAGCAAGCCATTCTCAGAACTCAGGGATGCGCTTTTCCACCTTGATTACGCGAACGACTCGGTGCTTGAGGCGGAACGCGAGCTGGAGAAGGCAAAGCAGGCGTTCGGCGACAAGCTGCGAGCGCTCGGCCCCGTATGGCTTCAGGCATCCGATGCGGCTGAAAAGATGGGGGAACAACTGCCAGACGCGTTCCGTGAAGGCGGGCTGCTCATCAGGTTCGACGAGGAAGGTGTAGCGAGTGCCGAACGACTACCCGCCGCCGCCTCGAGCCACACGTTGTACACGCTGGCCAACAAGGCTGGCGAGTAAGCAGACCAACCCAAGGAGAAGCACCATGCAAAAGCATTTCAGCCTTACCAACGCCATGCGCGAAAAAGTCGCCAACCAACTCACCGTACAGGCAGTCGCCCAGCACGGCCCGCGCATCGCTGCTGACCTCGCTGCGCTCAACGAACAGTTCTGGGCAAAGCACCGTGCGGCCGTCGAAGCGCTGCCCGGATTGAGCAAGAAGCACTGGCCGGACCTGATCTTGGCCGGAGCGGTGACAGCTACAGCGAGCTGCACGCCCAGCTATATGCAGCTGCGCGAGGGCAAAGACCCGTACGAACAGAAGCTCGTGGCCGTCTACAAGCATCACAAGGAAGACGCTCGCAATGCGCTGGTCGCCCAGGTGCTGGGATCGTCTGCCTTCGAGGGCGTCAGCCGCTACCTGGAGCGTGAGCGTTATGAGGGGCACTGGCTTATCGGCTTAAAAAGCCCGACTGGTGGTGTTCCGCGCCTGCTTTACATGGAGCGAATCACCGACCCGGCGCTGGAATCGCTCGCGCTGCTGATCTGCTCCGAGCTTGCTGCTGTGATCGACGCGGCGGTCGCGTTCCGCGCCCAGGCGATGGACGTGCTCCTGGCCTGCCGCACCTCCCGCCAAGTCGAAGACCTGTTCCCCGAGGCAGCCAAGCTGCTGCCGCAGCCGGTGAAAAACGAAAAGGCGCTGGCCCCGACCGAGCTGGCGGCCAACGTGCGCAACATGCTCAACCAGGGCGTGCCGCCCGTTGTGGCCCAGGCGTGAGGGTGGCGGCGATGAACCACTACGACGATGACGAACCCAGCCTCAGCCTGCGCGCCCGGCTGGCCATGACCGGCTGGATCGGCACCGGCCTGGCCGGTCTGCTGACCGCGGCCAACCACCTGCCGGACCTATTCCTGCTGATCGCACGCTGAAAACAAGAAGGCCCCGGTGAGCGGCAACTCACCAGGGCCTGACCAACCCAAGGAGAAGCACCATGCAAGCACATCACACCCAGGGAGGCGGTTCGAAGGCTAGCACGAACGCCAATGTGTTCCGTATCCACCCACAGCCCGCGTTCAACTTCAACGGCCTGGTAATCGAC